GGACACCTGCACCACCCGCCTGAAGGACCTGAACAATGCCCACCGTGAACGCGACAAGATTGACGGTCAAAATCGCGCTCTGCCTGACGACCAGCTTTTTGACGGCTTGCTCAAATAAGCCGCCGCCGGTTATCAGCGCCGACCTGTCCTGCGTGCGCTTCCGGCACATCGACGTGACCGAGTGGCAGGTCGCGGACATGAAGCGCGACCCCAACCAGTGGCGGCCTCTTGCCGTGCAGATCAAGAGCCACAACGACCAGTACGAGAAAGCTTGCGTGGAGGGGAAATGACCAACGACGAAATCGAGGCGTCCAAAAGGGAACACGCATTTCAGCGCGAGGCAAACTACATGGTGGTCGTGCGGAACACGCCGACGCGCATGTTGCTTTGCAGGCACGAAGCGTACACTTACATTTTCAATTTTGCCGAATGGTTTGAGGACCACCCGTATGGCGACTAGCGATGGGAGGTGGCTGAAGCTCTTTGACCAGTTCATCGACAACCTGACGGTGGACTCCAAGGAAACCGGCGTCGGCAAGCTGGAGCTTTACCAATCGCAGCGGATGTTCCTGAAGGAACTCGCGGCGGGGCTGGAGGAGGATGTCAGGAGCTTCACCGTCCTGAAAGCCCGCCAGCTTGGTATCAGCACGATCATGCTGGGCATCGACCTGTTCTGGCTGATGGTGTTCCCCGGCACGCAAGGCGCGCTGGTCACCGACGACGAAGGCAACCGCGAGAACTTCCGCAACATCCTTGAGCGGTACATGAAGGGCCTGCCCGCGTCTTTTCGCGTGCGGATCACCAAGCATAACCGCGAGATGCTCACCCTCTCCAACGGCAGCGTGCTGTACTACATCGTCGCTGGAACGAAGAAGAAGGGTGCGATGGGTGTCGGTCGCGGCCTGAACTTCGTTCACGCAACCGAAGTGAGCCGCTACGGCGACCCGGAAGCGTGGGCTTCGTTCGTGGCAGCCTTTGCCGAACAGAACCCCAACCGCCTGTACGTCTACGAAAGCACGGCGCGTGGCTACAACCTGTTCCACGACATCTGGACGGACGCCAAGGAGGCGGTAGACCAGAAAGCCATCTTCATCGGCTGGTGGGCCAAGGAAATTTACCGGCTGAAGCGTGGCGGAAAGATTTACAAGTCGGTGATGGAACACGGCAGGGACGGCCAGCCGATCTACACCGAAGAAGAACGCGACCTCATGGAGAAGGTCCGCTCGATGTACGGCGTCGAGGTGGATGACGAGCAGGTCGCGTGGTATCGCCACGAAACCAAGAAGCTGGGCAGCGATGCTGGCTACATCGCGCAGGAGCATCCTTGGTGGGAGGGTCAGGCGTTCATGATGTCGGGCCGCATGTTCTTCCCGAACAAGCAGCTTGGCGTTGCGATGGAGCGGGCCTACAGCCAAGGGTTCAAGGGCTACCGCTACGTCCTGACCGACGACTTCCTTGCGACCAAGATCGAGCCGGTGAAGTCCAGCAAGGCAGCGCAGTTACGCATCTGGGAGGAACCGGATCATGAGGGTGTTTACGCTCTTGGCGTCGATCCTGCTTACGGCAGTTCCATCGAACGCAACGACTGGAACGACCGGTTCGCCATTCAGGTGCTGCGCTGCTACGCAGATCGAGTGGTGCAAGTGGCTGAGTATGCAGACGACAATCTGGCCCCACACCAGTTTGCTTGGATCACTGCACACATCGCCGGATACTATCGCAATGTTCGAGTCGTGCTTGAAATCAATGGCCCCGGCGTGCCGGTGTTTCAGGAACTGAAGCATCTCAGACAGCAGATCAGCCGGGGACCAAGCGCGGAGCGGGCGCGTGCCGCTGGCATCGACAAGATTTTTGACAACTGGTCTTGGTATCTCTACCACCGGCAGGACAGCCTTGGGTCGGGCTTCTTCCTGCACATGAAGACGACTGGCGAGACGAAGAACCAGATCATGTCCCGCATGAAGGACATGCTCATGCTGAACATGCTCGACGTGCGGTCGGTGCCGCTGGTCAACGAGATGGAACGCATCGTGCAGGACGGCACATGGATTGGCGCGGAAGGACGAGGCAAGGATGACCGTTGTCTGGCGTTTGCTCTGGCGCTGCGTGCTTATGACGATTGGCTACGCGCTCCTATGGTCGAGCAAGATCGAACTTATGAGAAAGAACAGAAGCGCATCGCGCGACGGGAAGAAGTCGGCAAGGGAGTGACCTTTGGCCGTTTCGTGGTGGAAGACTTCTTTGCCAAGCAGGAGTTCAAGCGCACTGCCGTGCCTGACGGCGGCGACTGGCTTTTTTAGGGAGACGACATGGCTATCCGCAGAACCTACGGCTGCCCCCAGTGCGCGTACCGCTGGACGCACCTGCACATGAGTAAGAACGAACCGGCGCAGCGTTGCCCGAAGTGCGCCGAACGGGCGTATGCCGAGTTGAGCGCGCCGTCGCTGAACCGGGGCGCAAACCCCACCACCGCCGTCAAGATTCCTGAGAACCGCAGCAAGCGGGAGGACTTGGCCGTCCGCATGGCGCTGGAGGACACCGGGCACACCGACATCAACACCCAGCAGCGGGCAGGCGACATTGCCGTCAAGCCGCTGGACATGGGCGTGCCCACCGCCGCGCCGTCCGAAATCCAGACCGGGTTCCGCAACCTCGACATGGACCCCAAGACGCGCGGAGCGCAGATTGCGGCTCTGGGGGCGGGCGAACCGGCGGGCTACAAGCGCCGGAACATGGCCTTGCTAGGAAAACTCAAGGGCTAGGGTTAGACTGAAACAACCCTTCTGGAGACAGCATGTTCCTGCCGAGCGACAAATCCAAGCTCATTGAGTGGGCCATTCGGACGCACAAAGAGTGCATGTCGTCCCAGAAAGACCGCCTCAACCAGTACGCGACGTGGCGGGCCTACCTCATGGCTGGGGCCAACGACATCACCAACCCCAGCCTGCTGAACAAGTGCGGGCCGCACGCCGACCGCCTGCACACCTTCCTGTTCAGCCCGCTGGAAACCCGCTTTCTTGTGGAGTTTGGGCAGAAGGCAGACGCCAACTGGCAGAGGCGCGAGTTGGACATCTCGCGTCTCTTGACCAAGGAGTTCCAGCAGAGCGACGTGGACCTAGCTTTTGGCGACGCCGTTCTCTGGTCGCTGCCGTATGGCTCCGCGTTCGTGAAACTCGGCGTCAAGACGGCGCTGGAAAGCCTGCCGACCGCTGCTGACGATAGCTGGCTTCGCAGCCTGTTCAGCCGCCGCCGCCGCAGGCCGTCCGCCGCAGGCAAGGGCTTCGTTGGCGACAAGCAGCGGCAAGTCTACGCGGGTTTTGACCCGTATGTCGTGATGCCCAGCCAGATGGGCGTCTGGCGCGAGGACATCAACGGATTGGACCGGCAGGAAGCCATTTGCCACGTCTCTTGGCTTTCAAAGAAGGAGCTTTACCGCCGCCTGCGGTATCACCCCGAACGCAACTCCATCATGGAGCGGGTGATGCTTGCGGCCAAAGAGCGCGACGAGGAGGACGATGACCAGTTCTTCCACCAAGTCATCATTGGCGGCATCAACCCGGTGCAGGCCCAATCTGGCGCGACCGGACAGGCCGTGCGCGGTCAGGTGGACGTGTCAATGGCCTCCCCTTCGCCGCAGGTGCCCCCTGAAGTTGCCCGCGACCTTGTGAAGTTTGTCGAGCTTTGGGTGCTGGATGACGAACGGGACGACTACACCACCATTCAGTACGTCGAACCTGACATCCTGATCGAAGGCGGCGACATCCGTCGCAACCTGTTCGTCCCGGGCCACCACCCCTTCACGCTGGTGCAGCCAAACGAACAGCAGGGCTATTTCTGGGGCCGCAGCGAGTTTTCCGACCTGTTCCGGCTTCAGGACGCGATCAGCGACCGCTTGATGGACATTATCAAGATTGGCCGCTTGCAGGCGCATCCGCCCTACGCGCTGATTGGCTTCAAGGGCGTCAGCGAGGAGACGCGCCGGGCGTTCAGGAGCCTTGACGGTCTTATCAGCGAGGACATGCCCAACGCCAAGATCGAGAAGCTGGTGCCCGATCTACCGCAGGACGCCTACCAGCAGTTGGACAGCCTCATTCGGTACTTTGACGAGATTGCGGGCTTTTCGCCCATTATGCAGGGACAGGGTGAGGCGGGCGTTCGCGCCGGTATGCACGCCGCCAGCCTCCAGCGCACCGCGTCTGCCCGCATTCGCGACCGCGCCCTGAAGGTCGAACGCCAGTGCGCGGAGCTTGGCGACCTCTGCCTTGAGGTGCTTCAGGCCAAGGACCCGACCGCTTACGGCAAGGAAAACGAGGAATACCTGCTGGCGCAGTGCCCGGAGGACCGCACCGTTAAGGTGGACAGCCACACCAGCAGCCCCGCCTTTGTCGAAGACCAGCGCCAGCTTGCTTTTGCGCTTGCAAGAACAGGGGCCGTGACGCCGGAAGGCTTGATCCTGCTGACAAATCCGCCGCTCATGGACCAGCTTCTCATCATGCTTCAGGAGAAGCAGCAGAAGGAAGCCGAGTTCATTAGGCAGCACCCGGAGGTGCTGACCAAGGGCAAGGGCGGGAGGCCGAGGAAGTAGCCATGGCGGACAAAACCAAGCTGTTGCCGACGCAAGAACAGGATTTCCAGCGGTCCATGGCCGGGTTTGATCCCGCTATTCGCGAGTGGCAGTCAAAGTTCAAGACAGCCGTTGGTGGTCCGCCAAACATCGAAAACGACCCGTCTTTTGACTATCGAAAGGCGTTTCAGGCGGGCGACCGGCCGCAGAAAATCGAGGGCGATACGGTTCCGCACTGGCCGTCCACCGGCAAGGGCGAGGACCACCCCACCGCTTGGAAGCAAAAGTTCTACGAGAAGTTTAACGCCGACCCCGACCAAGTACCGGCCGACAAACAAACGCCGGAAATGCGGGAATGGCTGCGCCAGAACCTACCACTGCCCAACATGAACGAGCTTTTGCGGGCAATCACCGAAGACCCGCGCTTGCTGGAAATGCTGGACGCGCTGCGCCGACAGACAGAAAAGTAGCTTCAAACAACTCTCTTGATCGTCTTATTGCGCTACTCACACATTTGGTGCTAATCTTCTCAGTAGGGGACCAAGCGTAGCGGTCTTGGGGCTGTGGCATAAAGAGCGTCCAAGCCGCTTGCTCTCCGTTGCATCTCGCAGCGGGGAAACCGCACTGAGGAGATTCTCATGCGTCGTCGCGGCAAGGCCCGTAAGGGCCGCAAGGCGAAGCGGTAAGCTTCCCACAATGATACCTGTCGCATCTCCGCAAGGGGCTACGCCACCCACTGGACTCTCGCCCATGGCCGGTCCCTCTCCCAACCCGGGTCAGGAAGCCGCGTCAATTGCGAAGGTGCGGCAGGCTATCGACCTTCTCCAGCAGGCCTTCGGCGGGGCAGACCCGACCGGCGAACTAGGCAAGGCCATCCTCGATTCGATCAAGAAACTTGGCGGTGCTGCTCCTCCAATGCAGGGCGCTCCCGGCGTTGGGCAGGAAGCCCTGCGGAACGCCTTGATGCAGGCTCGTCAGGCAGCGCCCATGCAGGCGCTCATGCGGTCAATGGCCGGTGGCGGCGGTGCAGGCGCACCGGCTGCTGGCGGCGCTCCCGGCGGCGTTCCCGCCATGTCTCCGTCTCCAAGCGAGGGTATGTAAAATGAAGTTCCCGGGTCCGAACTACAACCAGATCATCGACACGAACCGCGACAAGCAGATCGTGCAGGTTCCCATCGACAACACCGATTTCGGTGCGCGTCCGGTGACGACGAACCAGAACGTCAAGAACTCGATGTCCATCGAACACATCAAGTCCAAGGGCTAAACCACTTTTCGGGGGAAAAGAACCATGCCTGAACTTACCGACGCTCAGTACCAAGAGCTTCTTGGCGCGCACCGTCTTATGACGGCGCTCACCACGGGTGAGACGCGCAACGAGACGCTCAAGCTGTTCAAGAAGCTCAACCCCAAGGCCCCGATCCCTGAGATCGACGCTGCGGAGCCGGTGCTTACCGAAGTAAGCGCGCTGAAGAAGGAGCTTGAGACGCTCCGTCAGACGCTGAGCAACGAGAAGCAGGACATGAAGCTCCAGCAGTCGTTTGACCGCCTTGCGCGCGAGCGCGGCATCACCGCCGACGGCTTGGAGAAGATCAAGGGCCTGATGGTGCAGAAGGCCATCGCGGACCCGGACGCCGCCGCCGACCACTGGGAGAAGCTCAACCCCAAGCCGGAACCCATCCAGCCTGCTGGCTACGTCGGCAGTTCGTTCATGGATGTCGAGGGGGACAAGGAACTGGAGCCGTGGCTCCAGAACGAAGACCGCGCGAGCGATCAG